ATGAAGAAAGCACGCAGCCCGCGCGAAGCGCTGATTAAAGCCGTCCCGCAGCTTGAAACAAACCCCGAAATGATGCGCATCTTTGCCGATGAGGGGAATATCGATGCGCGTCTCGCGGCCTCGCTGTCGCACGAGATAATTTACACCCTGAATGTGATCGTGTGTGACTTTGTAGGCGACCCTGACATGATTTTCGTGCCGGTGGCCGCATGGCTCAGGGAAAACCAGCCGGATATCTGCACGCTCGATGACGGCCGCAAAAAGGGCTACCGTTTCCAGATGGATTTAAACGACGGGGACAGTGTCGATATCAGCATCAGCCTGCAGCTCACCGAGCGCACCATTATCAAAGAGGAAAACGGCGCGCTGCACGTGAGCTATGCTGCTGAGCCTCCACTACCGGAACCCGTAACACCACCAAAAGAGCTTTATCTTGACGGAGAGCTGGCGAGTAAATGGGATGAGTGAATTTAAGCCCTTTGACGACCGGCTCAACGGTATGATAGCTGCCCTGTCACCGGCAGCGCGCCGGAAGCTGGCTTGGGAGATAGCAAAGGAACTGCGCAAGTCGCAACAGCAACGTATCAAGCTGCAGAAAGCTCCTGACGGCTCCCCCTATCAGGCGCGAAAGCGTCAGCTTCTCGGATTAAATTTTGACAATAAAAGGTATATTGAAAGAATTATTTTTGCATTTTTGACTTGACTCTTTTGCATTAAAATTGATTATAGTTAATTTTAATGTGTCTTTGATGATAACTAAGTTCAATCATGATCATATATTTTCAGGTCTTATATGAAATTGCATGTGTCAAAACTAAAAAAGAGTGGGTGTGACGAGTAAGTCTCTAAATGGATTAGGTTTTATGTATGTTTATAACGATGTAGTCATGTTAACTAAAAAGTAATACTCTCAGGGGGTTAAATGATTAATGTAACTTTGAAGGTTTTAGCTTTATTAAAACATATCACAATGAGGGTGGAGTATTTATTTCAAACATCTTTCTCTACTACGACGCGGGATGATGTGATAGAGAAAATAAAAGTTCTAAATAAAGAGCGAAATGAAATATATGTGCGTTATGCCGTCTTTACAAAGTTGAGACGTTTAAAAGAAAATGGTGTTGTCATTGAGCGTTCAAAATTTTTTGAAAGTAAAGAGTTGCCTGATGAGGAGTTGAGTGAGATATATGAAAATATAGAGATTGTTGAATCATTGCTGGAGACAGAGCAAGAAAGCGCATACGCCAATAAAAATGAAACTGTTGTAAATTTATTTTTATTAAGTGAAAAGAAAAAATATTTCAAGTGTAAAGCTATTGCTGTTTTGACTTTGATAATGAGCGCGGTCTCGGTTGTTTTTTTAAATGTCCCGTATTGGACAGTGTTTATTGGTTTTGTATTGTATGTTTTGTTTGAAGTAAAAGATCAAGTAGTTAGTTATCGTGTTGCAAAAGGATTTTTTGGGACCACGACTACTGAAGCAATAGAATTAATCAAATTCATTCGTGACAATATTGAAGATATTGACTCTGGAGATGGAGGAGGGACGGGACGGAAGGTACTTAATCCAATAAAAAATGCAACCATCGATGATACGCTGACCCGAGGGGAGTTACCTAATGTCTAGTATCGATATGGATATTGTTTCTAAGCGTTTGAATAAATCACTGGATATTGTTTTTTTGCGTCATCCTATTCGCACAGCCTTTGGGTTTATTGTTGGCTATCTTATCTATATGTGTGTGTATACCGCTAGGGGGGTTATTGGTGCGAATTGGTTCGAGATTGATGTGGTGCATTATATAGGATGCTTTATTTTGGGTGTTGTACTGATGCATATAAATACAATCATTGATGCCTATAATGGAACAGCTTTGGATGAGAGGCTTTCTACATTGTTAAAGGCCGTGGAAAGTAGGACTGATATTTCTAAGGAGCAAAAGAGAATGATGGTTATTAGCATATTAAATCAGGAGATAAAGTCTCTGACGGCGCACGATCTAGATGCGGCTGAAAAAGAGATTGCTGATAAATAAAAATGTAAGATTTGGCTGGGTTTTTAATTTTCTAATGTTGTGTTGGGTGATGGTTTAATTATGGGTTGTTGGGTTTTTTATTGAGGTTGGTATGGTTATATATAAAAATCGTATTTTTGCTATGTGTTGAATTTTTTTGTTTAAAATGTCGAAGCAGCAATCAGTGGTTTAGAAGTTAATTTTTCAGTAGCAAGATATAGGCATCCATAACTCTTTTAAATAGTTATATTGTGCATTTGTTGTCTCGTCCGCCACAAAACCCCGCTCAATTGCCGCCGGTCTTGCCCGGCGGCATCCTTTCCCTATGAATAATCTAAATTCTCTGCAGGAAATCGCACGTGCGATCCGCAACCTTATCCGCACCGGCATCGTGACTGACATCGACCACGACGAGGGGCTTTGTCGTGTCCAGACCGGCGGCATGGAAACCACCTGGCTGAACTGGCTAGCCTGCTGCGCCGGTCGCTCACGCGTATGGTGGGCTCCATCCGTTGGCGAGCAGGTGCTTTTGCTGGCAATCGGCGGCGAGCTCGATACGGCATTTGTGCTGCCCGGCACTTTCTCTGATGACAATCCCGCACCGTCTGCCTCCCCTGATGCGCTTCATGTGTCCTTTCCTGACGGGGCGGTTATCAAGTACGAACCCGAAAACGGCGCGCTCACCGTGTCAGGCATCAAAACCGCTGACGTCATCGCGTCTGAGTCCATTACGGCCACCGTGCCGGTGGTGCTGGTGAAAGCCTCGGCCCGTATCACGCTCGATACGCCGGAGGTGGTTTGCACCAACAAGCTGACGACCGGCACGCTCGAAGTGAAGAAAGGCGGCATCATGCGCGGAAACATCGAGCACACCGGCGGGACACTGAAATCAAATGGTGTGCAGGTTGATAACCACGACCACGGCGGCGTCGAACGGGGCGGAAGCTGGACGGAGGGCATCAAATGACGGTGCGTTATCTGGGAATGAACAGCCAGACCGGGCTCAGTATCTCTGAGGTTGAGCATATCCGGCAAAGCGTGCGCGACATTCTGGTCACGCCCGTTGGCTCGCGCGTCATGCGCCGTGAATACGGCTCGCTCCTGTCGCAGATGATTGACCAGCCGCAGACCCCGGCGCTGCGCCTGCAGATTATGGCCGCGTGCTACTCCGCGATCCAGAAGTGGGAGCCACGCGTCAGCCTGACGACCATCACCTTTGAACTGTCAGACACCGACGGCGGGCTGTATGTCGATATCACCGGCACGCGCACGGAAACGAGCCTGCCGTTTTCTCTGACCATTCCAATGAGTTAAATCACTATGGCAACTGTTGACCTGAATCAGTTACCCGTTCCCGATGTGGTGGAGGAACTGGACTATGAAACCATACTTAGCGAACGAAAGGCGACGCTCGTCTCGCTGTACCCGGAAGACCAGCAGGAAGCTGTCGCACGTACGCTGACGCTTGAGTCAGAGCCGATTGTGAAGCTGCTGCAGGAAAACGCCTATCGTGAAGTTATCTGGCGTCAGCGTGTGAACGAGGCCGCCAAGGCGGTGACGCTGGCCTATTCAACCGGTCACGACCTTGACGTCGTGGCCGGGAACAACAATACCGAACGCCTGACCATCACCCCGGCTGATGACACCACCATACCGCCAACGCCTGCCGTTATGGAATCAGATGCTGACCTGAGGCTGCGCACACAACAAACTTTTGAAGGATTAAGTGTCGCGGGTCCGGTCGGTGCATATGAGAATCACGGCCGCAGCGCCGACGGGGGGGCGCTGACGTCTCGGTCGCGAGCGAGCGTGGCCGCTGATTGACGGAACGGGCATGATCCACGGCATGTATGTGATCGACAAAGTGACGCATACGCACACCGAGCTATTCAGCGACGGAGCGGCGAGAAAAATCGAGTTTAGCCTTTCGCTTAAGCGGGTCGATAAATCGCTGGCGGCCATTTATGGCGACCTGAAAACGCAGGCCGACAATCTGGTCACGTCTGCCGGTGACTGGCTGGGAGGGCTGACGGGATGATGACGGGTATGAATAATCAGGCCGGGGCGAAGATAGCCCCGGCGTTTATGCTCAAGCTGGATAACGACGATATCACGCAGGATTTGAGTGACCGCCTTATTAGTCTGACCATGACCGACAATCGCGGATTCGAGGCCGACCAGCTCGATATCGAGCTCGATGACACTGACGGTCAGATAGCTTTGCCACCGCGCGGCGGAACGTTGACGCTGTGGTTAGGCTGGCAGGATTCCGCGCTGATAAAAAAAGGGACGTTCACTGTAGACGAAATCGAGCACAGGGGCGCGCCTGATACGCTGACCATCCGGGGGCGAAGCGCCGATTTTCGCGGGACGTTGAACTCACGCCGGGAACAGTCATGGCATGACACCACGCTCGGGCAAATTGTCGAGACGATTGCGGCACGCAATAAACTGTCGGCCAGCGTGGCCGACACGCTGAAAGCCGTCGCAGTGCCTCACATTGACCAGTCGCAGGAATCCGACGCGGTGTTTCTGTCCCGTCTGGCTGACCGGAACGGGGCGGCGGTTTCGGTCAAAGCGGGTAAGCTGTTATTTCTGTGGGCGGGGAGCGGTAAGACGGCCAGCGGGAAGCCCATTCCGCAGATGACGCTAGAGCGCGGTGACGGTGATCGTCATCAGTTTGCCATTGCTGACCGGGAAGCCTACACCGGTGTTACGGCAAAATGGCTGCACACTAAAGACCCGAAACCGCAAAAGCAGAAGGTGAAGCTCAGGCGTAAGCCCAAAGAGAAGCACCTTCGCGCGCTGCAGCACCCGAAAGCGACCAAAGCCCCGGTAAAGGCCAAAGCCAAAAAAGAGGGGGAAGCGCGCGAGGGTGAGTATATGGCCGGTGAGGCTGACAACGTGCTGGAGCTGACGACCATCTACGCGACAAAGGCGCAGGCCATGCGCGCCGCTCAGGCGAAGTGGGACAAACTGCAGCGCGGCGTTGCGTAGTTTTCAATCTCGCTGGCGATTGGCCGGGCAGATTTATTTCCTGAAACGCCAATCGCGGTGAAAGGGTTTAAGCGCGTCATAGACGATCAGGCGTGGATAATCAGCCGGGTGGTGCATAACCTCAACGGGAAAGGCTACACGACGGGCTTAGAGCTTGAGGTTAGGGCCTCTGAAGTTGAATATGAGAGTGAGGAAATTGAATGAAGTTTTTGTTTATCTATTTGTTTTATATTAATAAAGTGAGTAATGTTAACGCACATAAATCGTTTAGAGGTGCACGCCATGTTTCACTGTCCCAAATGCCATCACTCCGCCCATGCGCGCACAAGTCGATACTTCTCTGATACCACAAAGGAGCGTTATCATCAGTGTACAAATATTAACTGCAGTTGCACCTTTGTTACGACTGAGACCCTTTCACGTTTTATCGTTTCACCGAGTGTGGTTGTGCCAGCACCACCTCGCCCAACAACGTCAGGACAGCAGCAGATTCAATGGATGTGACCAGCGAGAAAGCCCCACATAGGCGGGGCTTCAGAATAGCAAACTTCATCGTGTAGATTAAATGACCATGGGGAAGTGACTAGATCTACGTTGTATACATCACCTTGCTATGTTTTGAATAGCTCACCATCGAGCATGTTTAGTCGATCAACAGGTTACTAACTAATAAATTTATGCTAAGAGACTTACATATCACTATTTTTTTTGTTATATATTTAGTTGTCGATGCAAATTAATTTTTTGAGGGCGGTAGCTTTGTATAGTGAGTTTCTTTATGGGGAAAGTATTAAAACATTTTGGTGATAACGCTATATTAAAACTATTCTCCTCTAAATATATATTTATAAAAAAGACATTTCATGTCTTTTGATTTCTATTTACATAAAGGAGTTGGAAGTGAATTATTATTATTCGGAAACATTACAAATTGATAAATACCCAGGGATTCACTTGCTTCAGGACCATATAGGAACAAACTATAGTGTCCCATGGGATGATTTTGGGTATGTGATAACATTTAAATTATATTATGTAAGAGAAAGTGATAAAATAAAAATAGGCAATATGAAAATGCTTTCAAAGGAAAGCGAAAACACATCAAGCTATTTTAAAAAATATGGTGATGAAATCGAATCTAAAGTTATTTCTATTAATAAGTTATTGGATGAAAATAAGCTTGTTTCGATTGGTGAGGATATTGACTATTATAAAAAAATCAATTCTCTCTTTAAACCTGAACAAATAGATTCTATACTAGAGTCTTTATGTGATGCTGGGTATTTTCGCAGGAATCAAGAAAAATACTCTGAATGGGGCGGATACTCAGGAAGTTTAATGAGAGGAAGTTCCTCTGCTGCAATCTTGAAAAAAGGTTATCAGATAGCTGTTGGGAGATATAACCCCACAACTAAATTCGACTTAAATATTGAAAGTCTTGGAGACAGTTTTGACCCTTTAAGTTTTAAATTTGATTTGGATAGGAAGGTAGGTAAATCAAACATTTGCCTTCTGATAGGAAAGAATGGTGTTGGTAAAACACATATATTAAAGAAAATCAGCGAAGTTATAACAGGTGTTACCGATGGTGAAGAGCATCCTCCCTACTTTCATAAGTTAATAGTTATTGCGTATTCTCCATTCGAGGACTTCTATACTGAGAAAGAAATCTTTAATAAACTTACCCTGAAGTATTCTAGGGAAGGTGCCACATCTAATAAAAAAAGCTTAAAGCGGCAGCGTCTGCATGTGAATGAATACTCTTATATTGGATTTAGAAATCAAGAGGGTTTGTTTGAAGCTAAATACCCAGTTGTGAAAAGTGTTGAGTCTATTATTAAAATACTGACTTATGATGAAGAGAATAATTGGTGGAATGAAAACACAAGATTTAGACTACTAAAAGAAACATTATCAATTTCAATAGATTTTGATTCAATATCGATATTAGATAATGACGGAAAGGAGATTATTATAGATGAAAGAATTAAAGTTAATAACATTAAAGGAAGTATAAATCTAGAAAATGGATTGATTTTCAAAAAAGGAGAAGCAATTATTCCACTTAGCTCAGGCCAAAAAATTTACACATATATGCTGCCTGCAATCATATCTGAGCTTGAAGAAGAGAGTTTATTAATCCTTGATGAGCCTGAGCTTTATTTACATCCCGAGTTAGAAGTGGGATTGATAAATATGCTTAAATATATTTTAAACGAAACAAAATCCTTTTCCTTAATTGCAACACACTCATCAATATTGACGCGTGAAGTTGAGCGAAAGGCTGTGACTATATTGCGAAAAATTGAAGGGAATACCAAAGCATATCAATCTTCAGTTGAAACATACGGTGAATCAATTGATGTGATAGTTTCGGAAGTGTTCGATGATGAATATGTAAGAAAGCCTTATCAAAAAGAGATTGACAAGTATTTAGTTCATGACGGCTCATCTATTCCGGAAATAAAAAAATTCATTGGTAATGATGCACTTGCCTATGTGCTTTCGAAATCAGATGATGAAAAGATCTCTGTCGAGGATGAATAA